AAAAATTTTAAATATGCATATGAATCATATGTTAGAAATTTATGTAAAACTAATGCTTTAAATAAAATGGCAAAAGAAAGAAATTGTAAAGTAATGTTACTAACAGAAGAATCAAATTTATTTTAATGGCTTTAGAGCATAGATTTACAAATGACCTTAATATTTACCTTACTGAAAGTAAAGGTAGGACTGGTGCATCCAAAAGATCAATTGAAGATATTAAATTAATGGGTGCTAAAAGCAAAGGTTCTTTATTACCAGGTAAGATGTATTGTTTTAATTATTATACAACACAAGAATACTTTTATGATACAAAACCTTTAGTAATAGGTTTAGGCGAATCTGATGATGGACACCAATTAGGTATTAATTTACATTATATGCCGTATGAAGCTAGGATTCCATTTTTAACTGAATTAACAAAAACTTTATTTACTCAAATAGAAGGTAAGAAAGAAGAAGATCCATTAAAAGAAGATCCTATTCCAAGCTTTCAGTGGAAATTTTTAAAAAGAGCACTTGGTACAAAATACAATTTAACATACTGTGTAAGACAGTACAGAATGGATCGAATGAAAAATCCTTATGTGATAGGATATAGTGATTGGTACATTGGAGCAGTAAATAATGAAGATCAATTTTTTGGTGGAAATATAAACCAAGCACAATCATTATACTACAAGAATATATAAAATAATAAAAAATAACAATATGGCAGGTTTTACAGATAGAAGAGGTCCTTTAAGTACAGGTAATCCAGTAAGAAAAATCCTTAAAGATCTTTCTAATTTAGGAATGGCTTATGATGATATGATCATTCGTAATTCTCGTGCAGTAGGATTTACTGAAAATCAAATGGGTTATTCATTTAATCCTATGGGATCTGATAGCGATGATATGTATGGTGCATTTGCTGCACTATCATTAACAGATACTACATTAAAGAAAAACATTGCATTTTTTGATCAAGATTATACAAGAAAAAGAGATCAGCTTAGAACATTTGCAGTACAAGATGAAATAGAAGAAATATTAGATGTAATTACAGATGAGGCTATTGTATTTGATGAATCAAATTTTATGGCTTATGCTGAATTTAATGGTCATATTGGTGAATCTATAGAAGAAGAAATTAGTGATGTATATAATAATATCTACAATTACATTGGTTTTAATGATGCAGTACAGCCTTGGAATTATTTTAGAAAATGGATGATTGATGGTTATCTTGCATTTGAAATAGTTTATAATGATAAACAAACTGAAATTATAGGATTTAAAGAATTAGATCCAATATCATTAATGCCAGGTATTGATTCTGATGATGGTAAAAAAGTTTGGATTCAATATAAAGGTGAAGGCGGAAAAGAAAGACAGTTATGGGATTCACAAATAATATACCTTTCATATTCACAAGTTAATTCTCCAATGAGAATATCATATGTTGAAAGATTAATCAGATCATTTAACTTATTAAGAATAATGGAACACAGTAGAATTATCTGGGCTGTGTCAAATGCTTCATTTAAAACTCAATTTACTATCCCAGTTGGTGGTAAATCTAAAACTAGAGCAAAACAATCATTATCAACATTAATGAATTCATACCGCGAGGTTGTAGATTTTAATTTTGAAAGTGGTGAAATACAAACTAACGGTAAACCAATGATGCCGTTTAACAAAGAATACTGGTTACCTTCAAAGGATGGTGAATCACCAGAGATTCAAACAATTGGTGGTGATGGACCAGATTTAGGTGATACTGAATCTTTAAAATACTTTTCTGATAAATTACAACTTGCATCTAAAATACCATTTTCTAGATTTGATAGAGAAGGTGGTAATACATATGATATGGAAGCAAGTGGTATGTTAAGGGATGAAATTAAGTTTGGAAGGTTTATTTCAAGACTAAGATCAATATTCCAAGAAATATTAGTTAAGCCTGTATATCTTCAAATGTGTCTTAATCATCCAGAATTAAAAAATGACATTGCATTTAAGGCTGGGTTAGGATTGAATTTTATAAAGGATAACGTGTTTGAAGAAATGAAGGAAATGGAACTCCAAACAAAACGTGTTGATTTTATTGGTAATCTAAAAACTCAATTAAGCACAATGAATGCTGAAATGGAAGAAATACCATATTTTGATTTAGGATTCTTAATTAAGAGATATGGTGGATTTACACGTGATGATATCAAAGCAAATGCTCGAGCTAAAGAGCGTGAAGAACTTAGAACTGAAGGTTTTAAAGAAGAGGATATTGAAAAGATACTTTTAGGAGCAAACAAGAAGGATTTTAAGCCTGAGGAAAAAAGTGATGGTATAGATGATGATCCGTTAGCGGATATCTAAAAACTATTAAGAGTTGTAATATATAAATCAAATTAATACTAGAAAGATGTCTAATAAGAAACTTTTAATTCTAGAAAGATCTAAGTCTAATTTAAGTATGACTAAAGATGCCGATGGCTCTGTTGTACTTGAAGGAGTATTTACTGAGATCGGAGTAAAGAATAAAAATAATAGAATTTATGAAGAAGCTGAAGTACTTCCTCATATTAAAGAATTACAGGAAAAGGTAAAAACTAACAAACTGTTAGGTGAACTTGACCACCCTAAGGATTTTGATATTAGTTTATCAAATGTATCTCATGTTATCGAAGATTTAAAATACGATGAAGCAAAGAAACAAGTATTAGGAAGAATAAGATTACTAAATACGTCAAAAGGTAAAGAAGCTCAAGCATTAATAGAAGATGGTATTCCATTGCATATTTCTAGTAGAGCTGCTGGTACTGTTGATGAGGCTGGTAAAGTTAAGATTAAAAAATTCTTTACATATGATTTAGTTGCTGATCCAGGATTTGAAAATGCTGAGTTATCTAAAGTAAATGAATCTTATGGCTTCGGAGATACTGAAGGTTTATACATTTATGAAATGGCTGAAACTGAAGATGAAATAAATAAAACAAATAAAACAGATCTAACAATGGAAAATAACTCAGGAAACTTTGTAACCGTTGAGGATTTCAATAAGTACACCGAATATGTAAAGAATACATTAGACGGTGTTAAGGAATCTGCAAATTCAAACAGTGATGAACTAATTCAAAAATTAGTTAATTATACTGAGCATATTGCAGAGAAAGTAAATCAGGTAACTGATTATACTGAATACTTATCAGAAAACCTTGACAAAAGTATCTCTTACTCTGACTACTTAGCAGAGAATGTAGATAAAATTAAAAACTACTCTTCTTACTTAGGTGAAGAACTAGATAAGACTATTCAATATTCTGAACATGTTGCTGAACAAGCAGACAAAGGAATTCAATATTCTAATTATTTAGGAGAAGCTTTAGAAAAAGGAATTGAATATTCTGAATATGTTGCTGAAAAGGTAGATCAAAATATTGCTTACTCTGAATATCTTGGAGAAGGTTTAGACAAATCTATTAAATACTCTGAGTATATTGCTGAAAATGCAACTACTATTAATGCTAAAGCAATTAATGAATCTACAGTTAATGAATATGGTAAAATGAAAGAAGGCTATACTCCAACTTTGGAAGAAGTTTCTAAATGTATGGGAGAAGGAATGAAATACGAACAAGTATGTGAACAATATCCTGATGCTGACAAAGGTGCAATAAAAGAAATGTGTGATAAGTGTATGCATGAGGAATCTAAATCTTATAAAGATACTATTAGTGAAAAATTAGGAAACTTAATTTCTAAAGCAGAAACTAAAAATCTTTCTGAAATGCACTTTATGAATTTCCTATCAGAATCTAAAAGAAATCAATTTGATTCTTTAGAAGATAACAAAAAAGCTTTATTAGTTGAATCAATGAACAAAGATTCTATTATGTCAACTATGCAAGCTGAAAACGTTTGGGATTCATGTTTTATTACTGAAAGAAAGGCAATTAATTTTATTAATGATATGCCATCAAAATATTCTGATAAATGGAATTCTCTTTCGGAAAATAGAAAAGAACAAATTATTGCTGAATCTAAATTCCATTCTTTAGGTACTCCTTATGCTATTAACAATTTCTGGCAGACAAGAGATCTAAGAAACACTCAAATGAGTTTAGAATCAATCAATGAAAGTAAAACTGCTGGTGAATCTGCTGCTGTAAAAGCTGAACCATTATTAAATGAAAGCTTCTCTGCAGACTTAATCAACAAAATGAAATTCAGATTAGGTAGATAACTTAATCTAAACAATATTAATCGAATAGCTAAGAAGAAAAGAGCTCAGGCGATTATAAAACGAAACATAAAAGATATGTTTCACAAAATGCGAAAAATAATTTTAAATAATGTACGCAAATCAATTAATCAATGAGGCTGAGGTTCAAAAGACTTGGGGACCTGTTATTGAGGAAAGTACTGGAATTACTGAAAAATCTAAGTTAGCTTGGATGTCTAAGTATTGCCATTACCATAACCTTAATGAAAGTGTTTACAATACTGTACACCTTAACCCGAACATGAATGTTCAAAGTATGGGTAACGCAACATTACCAGGAAATCCTGGATCAATGAATGCATTCCCTGCACAAGTAACTGGATCTGGTGACAGACCTTTTTCTTTGTTACCACTTGCAATGCAAGTAGCAGCACAGACTGTAGGTTTAGACTTAGTTCCTGTAGTACCAATGCAAGGCCCAATGGGCGTTTTAACTTACCTAGACTTTGTTTATGGTGGAGGTAGAACAACTGGAGCTCCACTAACTGGAGGTCAAGACGTAGTAGGTACTTCTTTACTAATTAAAGTTAATGCAATTCCTGCTGTAGGTACTGCAACAAACTTTACAGTAAATGACATCATCTATTGTACTGCATCTGGTGTAGTTGCAACAAATGGTGCTTCTTACGAATTAACTTTTGTAGGTTATTCTAGAATCGATGGTTTAGCTATCTTTAGAGTAAGATCATCAACTGCTGCAATCAACGCTGCTGGATTTAATGGTATAGCAAATACATTTACCCAAGGTGGTGAAGGTGCTGCTGAATCAATTTACGTAGCAATTGTTGCTGGTGGTAATTTCTTTAGATCTGGTGCTGCTGGATGGCCTGCTGCTCCTGCTGCTGGTGCAACTCGTGCTGCTGTAGCTGGTTTTGCTGGTGCTGTCCAAACGGGTGGTGTAGGTTCTGCAACTATGGGAATCGCTGGTACTTTCCAAACTGCTGCAAACGGTGGTTCTGGTTTAGGACATGTTAAAGCGTTAGAAGATCATATTACTGGTTTTTCTGGTAATGCTTTTCAACCAACTAACAACCCTGCTGCTGGTGCTCCTGGTTTTGCAACTGAGAGTATGAACAGTAACGATCCTTACCTTAGAGGTGTAGGTGAATCAACTGTTGATAACATAATGGGATTAACTTTATTTAACAAATCTGTTGCCGCTGATACTTTCCAAGTAGCTGCCGGTGTAACTAGAGAACAAGTTCAAGATCTGAAGCAATTCGGTATTGATGCTGTAGCTCAAGTTGAAGCAGTATTGGTAAATGAGTTAACTCAATCTATCAACAAATACATTCTAGACAGAATATTTAGAAACGGTGTAACAAACGCTGTTAATACTCAAGCTGTCTCAGGTACTGTTTTATCAGAAGCATTTACTGCTGCTGCTGCACCTGTCGCGAATGCTGCCCTACCTTTAGGACCTAACAACGTCAACAATGCTATTGCAACTGTTGCTGTTCTAGGTGCTGTAACTGCTGGTGGTGGTAATACACAAGGAACTCTACAACGTAGAATCTATACTAAAATTCTTGCTGCAAGTAACTTAATTGCTACTAGAGGAAGAAGAGGACCTGCAACGTTTGCAGTAACAGGTGGAGAAATGGCAACTGCTCTTCAATCTGTAGCTGGATTTATTGCATATCCGTTATCTAATACAGTTAACCAAGCTGGTGGATCTTTATATCCAATCGGTGCAATTGCTGGGGTAACAATTTATGTAGATCCTAACAGAGCTTTTAATGACTATACAATTTGTGTAGGACGTAAAGGTGATGGTAATTCTCCTGGTATTGTATTTATGCCTTACTTAATGGCTGAATCAGTTGAAACAATTGCTGAAGGAACTATGGCTCCTAAAATTGCAGTTAAATCAAGATTCGCTTTAGTAGATGCTGGATTTAATCCTGAATTAATGTATTACACAATGAACTTTACGTTCGCTGGTGGTGCTCAGATTGTATAATTTGAACCAATAGTAATATTTTATATAAAAAGCCACTCTTCGGAGTGGCTTTTTTGTTCTTATAGCTTAAATATATAAAACAATTAAAAACAATAATAGATCATGGCAAAATTAAAAACATATTCTGAATTTGTAAATGAAGGAATAATGGATGTATTAAAAAGTCCTATTAAATACGTAAAGATTAAGAATAATGCTAAAAAGCTAGTAAAGGCTAAAGTAGCAGTTGCTCTTAATGATGTTAATTTTGAGAAAAAGAAACAAAAATCTTCAATAAAAGATCCAGAAAAGAATGCTGTATTAACAAAGGCTAATGCTGCTAAGAATACAGCACTTAAAGATGTTGCCAAAGGTGTTAGTGATAGAATGGATACTTTAGCATCATCACCTATATTAAAAAAGGTTTCATCTCTTGCAAAAGCAAAGGCTGCTCTTGCTGCTAATAAAACTATACTTAAGTCTGCTACTGGTGAAGAAGCTAAGCAATTAAAGGTAAAACAAACTGAATTAAATAAAAAGGCAATTGAATTAGCTGGTGGTATAAAGGATTTTGAATCTACTGCTGCTAAAAAGAAAGATACTAAATCTGAACCAGAAACTAAAGTAGATGATGCTCCTAAGAAAAAAGATGATCAAGCTGAGAATAAGATTGCTCAATTAGAAGATAAGATTAAGTCACAAGATAAAATACAAGCTGATGCATCTAAGACTATAGAAAAATTTAAAGCTGAATTAAAGTTAGCGCAAGATAATCAAAATACAGGTAGATCATCACAAACTGAAGTAGATGCTATCTCAACTAAAATACAACAAGCAACTGAAGATAGAACTAATGCTGCTACGGAAGAAAAGTTATTAAAAAAGAAATTAAAACCAATAGCAGATAAACAGTATGGCGAATCAGTAGAACCTTTAGTAGAATCTGTATCTGAGAAATTTGCAAGATTAAGACCAAACCTGTAAAAATAATTATTAATATGAAATGCGATTGTAAAGTATGTAACTGTGGTTCATCATGTGATTGTACATGTTGTAACTGTTAAATAAAAATCCTATTAAAATAAACAAGTATGAAGCAAATTATTAGAACTGGTGGGGGTGGTATATTTTCTCACTTTATGATATTAATGGAATACCTTATGAGAGATGCTTATATAAGTCAACCTTATTTTTCTATTAGACCGGTTACAGATACTAGTGGGTCTATTTCATCTATGGCTCTATCACACCATAACTTTTTTGATAATATAATTGATCAAGACCCTATCCTATTCCAAGATCAAAAAGATTTTCAAGGACCATATACAAATGCTCATGTTATGTATTACGAAGATTTAGCTTCCTATATGAAACTTGCTCGTAAAACTTCTAAACAAATAAAGTTTAAACCTGAGCTTATAGAAAAGGCAAATTTATTCTATGAGAATAATTTTAATAATTCTAACAATGTTTTAGGAATTCATTTAAGAATGACTGATATTAATACTGTAAGTAAAATAAGAGAAGAGTCAGACGATAATCTATCTGAAGGGGGTAAAATTCAATTATTTAAAGATTACAATAAGGAAGCATTTGAAAAATATAAAGAACTTATTAAAAAAGCACTTTCTGAAAATCCTGAAGTGGAATATATTTATGTAGCTACAGATAACAGAGAAGATGCATTATTACTACAAAAAGAATTTTCTAATGAAAAACAAAAACTTGTATGGCGAGATAGTAAATATCTAAATGAATCTTCTAATGATATTTCTACAAAAGAATATCAAGGTGGTGGGGTAAATAGTTTACAGGCTGCATTTCGTGATCCGCTATTTTATCAAGATGCTGTTTTAGATTTACTTATACTTATGAAATCTAAATATCTTTTAGGTAGGTTAAGCAGTGTTAATTGGTTTAGCCAAATTTGCCATTTGAGTAATTATGAAAAATATTATCATTTGTGGTTATTCCAAGCAGAAAATTTAGTAGAGCCTGAAGAAAGATCTCATGTCTATTATTTTAAGGACGGTGTTGTAGAATGGCCAGAAAATAAAACAAGATACCCTATTAGAAGTATTAGACGTAAAGATGTATAAGGTTCGTAAAATAAATTTTGGATGGTATAAAAGAAGATATGGTATTCTTTTAGAAAACTTACCACCATTAAAACAAAAATTACTTTTAAATAACCGTCATATGAAATGGTTAAATTCTGATACACAAGCATTTGAAGTTATATTTAAAGTAGAAGATATGAATGGTCATGAAAAGAATGTTAATAAAGCTATATGGAATCCTTTTAGAGAAACTTTTACTACTCTTAAGGAAATAGAAAAAGATGCTGATTTAATTAAATGGAATTGCGGAATTTGTAAAGCTCCTATTAAATCAAGAATGGATTCTAAAAAGGTAGAAAATTTTGTTTGCAGCAAATGTACTAAAGCCCATAACTCACGGAACAGAAGTGTTGACGGTAGAATTATAGATACATCTATCAAATTTACTAAACACTGTAAACACCTCCTTAAGAAAGAACAGAGAGAGTTTATGACTTATGCAAAGAAATCATCTAAAGCTTAAAGCTTGCTCTATTGTAATTTTAGGAAATACATTTAATTTACTATAAGGAGATGCATTTAATACAGTTATTCCTAAACCTTTTAAATTACTAAAATCATTAAGTTCTGATTTTAATTCTGAAAACCCAGGCAAGAACTTATCTTTATAAACATGATCAGGTGCAGCCTTTGAAGGATAGCCATCGTGGAAGTGAGTAATTAATTTATTATTCTCCATATGATTACCCATATCAAATCCTAATAAAATTATACGTCTTGCTCCTAAGTGAAAAGCCAGATTAATTGCAGCATATCCACTATTATTACCATGAGCTAGTGTTTGATCATCTAATTCCAAACCATGAGGCTTGCCTTTCTTTAATAAATTAATATCTTCAGTATATTGACTACTAGGTCTAAGTGTAAACTTTAAACCTTTATAATTATCTACTTCATTTTTATGCCAATTATAAAATCTTGTATCTGTCCAAAATAAAACATCAGCATTTGGATAAAAAAGAATTGCTTTATTAATTGCAATAGTTTTTGATCCTTTTAATAAATTAAAATTAAAATCTCTTAAAGATGGCCCACCTCCAATTAAATAAATAGTTTCTCCTTCAAATTTCCTAGGAATACTATTATATGTTATTTTGTTACTAGATGAATTTTGTACCGGTATTACATGCCTAGGGTTGTTTATATGAGTAGGTGGTATAGATACAGGTTTAGTAGGATTATTTATAATTTCCCTACGATGAACATTGCTATTATGCTGTATAGCTCTTGGCTCTTGTATAATCTTTTTAATAGACCTTCTATTCCTTTGCATTGAGTTTGCTATTTTTATATTTATTTCAGTGTAAACAACTCACTATCTTTACCATATAAAAATAAATCAATTCATGCGGAATATACAAAACATTTTACTTACAGAAAAATATCGCCCAAAGGCATTAGAAGATTTAATAACACCTAAAAGAGTAGGTGAGAAATTGAGTAAGGGCGTTTATCAACATTTATTATTACACGGTAGTCCAGGTACAGGTAAGACATCTGCTGCTAAAGTTTTAGTAAAACATTTTAAACATCCATATCTTTATATTAATGCATCAACCGATACTTCTGTAGATGTTGTAAGAAATAGAATAACTGACTTCTGTGCTAATCGTTCTATAATGGATGAGCCAGGAAAACTAAAAGTAATTATATTAGATGAGATTGACGGTGTATCTGATCAATTCTTTAAAGCATTAAGAGCTACTATGGATCAATTTGCAACAAATGCAAGATTCGTGGCAACATGTAATTATATTAATAAAGTACCAGATCCAATTCAATCAAGATTTGAAATGATTGATTTTGATTTTTCTAAAGAAGAAGAAACTGAAATAATGAAAAGTTACATTATGAGGATTCTGAAAATCTGTAAGGATGAAGAAATTGGTATAGACAAACATGCAGCTGTAGAGTTAGTAAAAAGAAAATTTCCTGATTTAAGAAATATGCTTAATCAGTTACAAGGTTTTCAATCACAAGGTAAAGATACAATAACTGTTGATGATATAAAACAATTTAGTTCGGTTTATAGAGATATTTATGATTTAGTTATAGATGGGACAGATCCAGTAAAAAATTATCAATATATGTTATCAAATTATGCAAATAGATCTGATGATGTTTTATCTTCTCTAGGTGCAGAGTTTATAGAATTTGTTCAACAAGAAAGACAATCATACATTCAGTTTATTCCACAAATAATTATAACAGTAGCTAAGTACCAATCACAAAGACAACAAGTAATAGATCCTGCGGTATCAATGCTTGCATGTATTTATGAACTGCAATCAATATTAAATGGAGCATGAGATCACAATTCCTAGAAGCATTAATAAAAAAGTTTCCTAATCATTATCAATTAGGACAAGCTGTTAGTAACTATTATTACTTAAGAAAGAATAAACTAACAAAAGAAGAATGCGAAGAAAAAACATTAAAATCTACTTTCAGTAATAACTAAAATTTGTTATTATTATATTAAATACTAATACAATGAGAAAAACAGGAAGGCATACATTCGTAATAGACGGTAATTATTTTCTTTTTAGAACATTATACGTTTTACCAAGAAAATCCAAAAAAGATGAAATGCTAGGTACTGATGAAGACGCAATCGTTTTTATGAGAAAGCTGGCAACTGACTTTGCATATCAGATTAGATTATTCGAAGGACTTATAGATAAGGTAGTGTGGACTATTGATTCAAGGTCATGGAGAAAGGATTTTTATCCAGATGCAGAATATAAAGGTAATCGTAAACAAGATAGTTCAATTAATTGGAAAAACTTTTCTAAAGTTACAGAAGAATTTACTCAGCTACTTATTAAACAAGGTGTTATCTATTCTAAAATAGATGGCGCAGAAGGAGATGATCTTATGTATGCATGGAATACTGAATCATTAGCAAATGACAAATCAGTTATTATGTTTACTGGTGATAGAGATTTAGTTCAACTGGTAAACAGAAGTAAAACAAACAGTACTCATACAATCTTATTTTCACCGGCTCATAAAAAAATGTATACATATCAAGGTTTTTCTGAATGGCTTACTACCAAAGAAGAAGAAACCTCTAAAGATATATTTGATGTATTAAAATCTTCATCTACACCAGAAGCTCAATCTAAAAAATTATTATCATCAATAATTGCTAAAAAGAAAGTTTCTGTAATAGAAGTAGATCCAGAGGAATTCCGTTTTCGTAAAGTTCTAACTGGTGATTCAGGTGATAATGTTCCACCTGCTTATTGGCATATCTCTACTCCTAAAAATGGAAAATCAAGAAGATATGGTATTAGTGAAGGTAAAGCAACTGCTATTATAAATGAATTCAAACAAAAGCATGGTACATTATCTCATATGTATTTATATGAAGAAGGTTATATTACTGATTTAGCAAATATAACTATTAGACATATGAAAGCTAAACATATGAGCAGAGAACAGATTATAACTAATCTTAAATCCAATGTTAATCTAATGGTACTTAGTTCTCATACTATACCAGAAGGTATTTTGGATGAAATGTTTAAATCAGTAGAATCTAAAATAAACATTAATGAATTAAAATTACCTAATGTATCAACTATGAAAAAAATAGTAGAAGGTACAGAGTATGATGGTGATGATAACTCTGCATTTAAGGCAAGTTTCTTTAAAGGTGATAAAGATGATGATAACAATGATATGTCATTTATTACTAATAAAAAATCCAAAGGAAAGATTTTCTAAAAACTAGAAAACAATTGTATCAATCAGTCGTATAAATAATAAAAGTAATGAAGTTATTTGATTACATAAAGGTCTTGTTTGGTCGAGATCCGCAATGGGAAAAATTAAAAGGATATGATAAATCTAAAAATTCATTTATGACAAATAGATTTATGAGTATTAAATTTCCTATTCAAGCAAATATGTTTAATGCACTGAAGATTGATCCAGTAGGTCAAGCAGAAGCGTGGAGAATGGTTGCATCAAAATTTAATAGAGTACCTGGATTTATTTATACTAAAACTAAGGCACCTAAAAAAGTAAAAGCGTGGGACCCTAATCCTAAAGCATTAGATCTATATTTAAAGATTAATGAAATAGGTGAACGCGATTTTAAAGAAGCAATGAAGCACCACCCATCTGAAATTAAGAATGCAATAAATGTATTAGAAAAACAGATGAGTGATGATGTTAATTGATAATAAATTTGAATTAGAAATACCAACCCATATTGCATTTACTTTATATAAGAATGATTATATTGATAATCTGATTATATCTAGAGTAAAAAAGGAGTGTAAAAATGAATCTAATAAATTAGAAGAGTTTATTGTTTCATTAGATCAATTTGAAAGGGCAATACAAACCTCTGCATTTTTACGTGCACAGCTACAAAAAACAGTAGAACAAGACTTATTGCCTAATCCTAACTTTAAGCCTAATTCCATTTTCTTTTTACAATCTATTATAAAAAGGTTATCAAACCTTGAAAAGATTACATTTAAAATATCAGATGAAAAAGATTTTTCTAGATTAATAAAAATTGAAAGCGGTCATGAAATTGTAAGTTTTCATTTTAATATTATAGAAGGTCTTTTTGATTTAACTAAAATATTAGATAGAGAGCAATTAGATATTTTTAATAAAGGGTTTATAGATGTTGGTATAATAAACAATAAATATTTAGAAAGAAATCCTTATTTTTATATTCACGCAGTTACCTTGTTTGACATTCTTGCTGAAATGGATGAATCTCATAAAGTAGATACATTTGAAATTATTACTTCAGTAGATCCTAAAATAGAAGAAGACAATCCAATTTTATTAGTTAAGACTGATTATACACCGTATTAGAACATGAATATATAAACAAATAATGTTTGTATATGAAAAAGATAATAAGTTGGATTAGTGGCCTTTTAAGAGATGAAAAAGGTACACCTTCTTCAAAAAGATTTATAGGAATAACTGCAGGCTTATCCTTATGCGCAGCACTTTTCATTAACCTTTATACTGAACAACCAGTAGAGCCAGCTTTAATAAATGCTGTAGCTGCAATATGCATTGGTGGTTTAGGATTAGCTTCTGCTGATAAAATATGGGCTAAGAAAATTGATAAATCAGAAGATCAACAAATAAACTCATAACATGGCAGTAACAGGATCATCAACAGATGCTAGCGGAGATCAACTATTAGTTAGTCTTAAGACACCTTATGAAAATGTAACCGAAGTATTAGGATTTACTGATGTTATTACAGGTGAGGATACTTCTTGTTTTTATAACAAGGATTATAGATGGGGTATTGATGGTGTAACTTATTCTGATTGGGTTACATTAACAGATGCTAACCTGAAATCTTTAGTATTAAACCCAGCAAATAAATTTTGGATTGAATATAGATATACACAAGTTGGTGATTGTACATTAACTTTTGTTTCAATTGCTTTAGAGATTGTTACTGATGGTGGAGTAATATGTAAAATACCACAAATTGATTGTGGTGGAGTTGACGGTTGTTCAGGCGCATTAAACTTAGCATTTGATTGCTGTGATGGTGGTTGGAATCCATATGACATATCTAGAGCTGGTCAAATGTATACTCAGTTGTCTGCAATGGCATCTAATCTATTCGGTTTTTGTGTTGACTATTACAAAACTAAAGCAGATCAAAGAAGTAGAGATGTTATCTTAAAAGAGTATTCATTATTTGATGTTATAAAAGAAGGTGAAGTTAAGATATTAATTCCTGATAATGAATTACCTACTAGGGATATTGCCTTTAATCCATTAATGATGGATTTTCCTGTTCAATTTGAAATTCATATTGTTAAGTCTGCATTCGAAGCAATCTTTGGAATAGGTTCTAAACCGCAAATGAGAGACTATTTATATTTTAAACAATTTATGAATAGGATGTATGAAGTTGATGCAATAGCAGAAGCTGATGATTTTATGTATACTGGATCTTATTGGAGAGTAAGTTTAGTTACGTACCAACAAAGAACGAATGTTGGTTATGAAGATACTGTATTAGGAGATGCAGCTGAAGCTTCTACTGAAGCCTTAGTTTCAAATGTTGAAGAAAAGTTTAGAGTTGAAAGAGAAAATGAATTTAAAGATGTTAGAAAACCTAATGAGTATAATACTATAGGTAGCCAAGCAAATGATTATGTAAGAAGAGCTTTAAATAAAAAGATGACTATTAAAGAAGAGAATGTTTACAATCAGTGGACAATCATTTCTAAATATCATTATTCACTAGGAACATTAACTAATGCATATAATGCAGATCCATCAATTGCTGTTAAATATCGTTATAAAGGTGGATGGACGAATACTGAAAATAGAGCTTTTACATTCTGGTTTAGGCCTCAATATGTTACAGCAGTACAAAAGAATCTAATGTTCGATGCAATATCTAATAATGCAACCTATCCTATGCTTCGTTTAAATACAAATGTAAACGTTTTCCCTACTGCACCAGCATCCGATGTAATAAAAGTAGGTGATTGGATTAATGTACGTGGTACTACTTCGTATAATGGTATACAAAGAGTTAGATCAGTTGATACAGCTACTAACACTTTAACTTTAGATACTCCTTATATAGATAGTACAATTACACCAACAGCAAAATTTGCTAAAGAAATAAGCAATACCTTTTTACAATATGATACAGACCAAAATCCTACAACAGTACTAGCAAGCTTTACATTTACTTTAAACTGGTTTATAATTAGTTTAAAGGATTCAGGAGTTAACAATTATTATAAGTATGATTTATCAAAAGCAACCTTAGCTCCAGTAGCATTAAATAAAGGTAAATGGTATGCTGCTACTATTAATTTAAATAATTTAGCTAAACAATTATCATTATTCTTATATAATGCTAAAGATGTAGCAGGATCAATTAATCCAGAAAAGTCCTCTGATCTTACAAGGATTTTTACTGAGACTAAAACAATACCAGAAACAGGAATGATTGATGGTTATGCATGGAAATTATTAGGTTGCCAAACTGATTTAACTAACATTAGAATATGGAGCCAACCGATAGAAGAAGGATTACAAGAATTAATTTTAAGTCAATATGTAGTAAAAGATTCTCATTTAGCTTTATTATTAGATAATGCTTCACCAGAATTATTACTACCAACCGTTACTAACCCAAGGTAACTTGGAATATATATTATAAATTTAGTTATATGAAAGAAACATCGAAAGACAAGTTTCGTGATAGTTTAGGAGATCTCTTAAATGATTTACCTGATGAGGTAGAAGGATTAGGAGAAAACCAATTAGACCTTAAACCTGTCAGTAGTGATAGTGGACAAGGTGCTCAATTAGTTAGGGCTAAGAATAAGGCTGAAAAGGTAATGAATAGTCTATTAACTTTTTATTTAAGTGAAGAGATTATTGCAGAGCATGAATATATTAGAGCTAAGGCTCAATTAGATGAATCTGCATTATCTATGTTAATAAGACAGATGCAAAATAGTGAAATAGCAATTACCTTATTAATGGAAACTATACATGAAGGTGATGTTTCACCGAGGATGTTTGAAGTACTTAGTGATTTACAAAGAACTCTTTTGGATATTATTAAAAGTCAAACAATGTATATGGTGGCAATTGAAGAAAATGCTAAAAAGATATCACGTGATGTTGATATTTACCATAATACTGAAAGCTCCTCATCATCCAATAAACAAAGTGGTATTAAATCTCGAGGGACAAAGGATTTAATGAGAGCTTTACAAGATACAATTAACGAAGAAGATATACAAGACGTCGATGGAAATGAAAATGAAGAATAATTATTTGCTAATTCAAGAAATTGAGCAGCAAGAACAAAAAACATCATCAGGTATTATTATACCTAAGGAAAAACATAACCGAAAGGCTAGGGTTATTAATGCCGGTGAAGCTGAGCATTTAAAAGAAGGCGATGTTATTTTAAAAAATATAGGCAATGGTACAATAACAACATTGGATGATATTGAGTACGAGATAATCCACATTAATGAAATTATTGCTATACTAGAGGAAAACGATGGCTAAACCACAAGCAGAATCAGCAGGATTTGAACTAAAGATATCTAAAGGCCAAGAACAATTTTCATGGACTTCAAAGAAAGTGGAACAATTAATGCTAGCTATTGATGAAGGTTATAAGCCTAAGTCCACGCCATTCTATGAAGGTAATCCTAATCTAAGAAAAGGAAACATTGTATTTAATTATACACCAGATGAATTAAGAGAAATCAAAAGGTGCGCAAAAGATATTGTATACTTTGCTAATACCTATTGTACTGTAATGACAGATCATGGTTTACAGACAATTAATCTAAGACCTTACCAAGAAGAAATGCTAAGGCAATTTCAAGCAGAGCGATTTAATGTTTGTCTTGCAAGTAGGCAAGTTGGTAAAACTATATGTTCATCTATTTTTATTGCATGGTATTCAGTATTTAACTTTGATAAAAATTCGCTAATACTTTCAAATAAGGGTGCTACAACAAGAGAAATTATTGATAAAGGTAAAACTATATTAGAACATTTACCCTTCTTTATAAAGCCCGGTACTCTTAAATGGGATGTGTTTAACTCCAAGTTTGATAATGGTTGTAGGATCATAGGTCAAACTACAACTAAGAAAGCAGCAATTGGTTTTACTATTCATTTATTATTTATGGATGAGTTTGCCCATATACCTGCAAATTTTGTAGATACTTTTTATGAAAATGTATATCCTACAGTTTCAGCATCAACTAATTCTAAAGTAATAATTACCAGTACACCTAATGGCTTTAATAAATTTTATGATATTTATACTGCCGCTGATAAAGGGTTAAGTGAGTATACACCATTCCGAGTTGATTGGTGGGATGTTCCAGGTAGGGATGATAAATGGGCACAACAAGAAATTGCTAATTTAGGTAGTGATGAAGCTTTTAACAGACAATACGGAAATCAATTTATAGCAGGCTCTTCTTTATTATTAGGGGCCGCTAGTTTAAAAAAGCTTACTGAAAATCAAATAGAATTTGAACATAAAGAAATACCAGAATTTGATGATGCTGAAATTGATTACTCTGGTTTATTATGGAAGCCAGGTTTTAATTTAGATGAAATTGAAGAAGATTATAATTATTGGGTATTCTCTGTAGATATTGCAGAAGGTGTAGGTGGTGATTATTCTGTTATTAATATCTTTCAAGTAAAAATGCTAGATTTTAAAGATTGGAGTGGTGTAACAACGCCAGGAAGTTTTGTTGACTTTTTTGGAATAAGCCAAGTAGGTAGATTTAGAAGTAATTCTCATACTATTGAAGAATTTGCAAAATCATTGTATATTTTATCATTTGATTTATTTTTCTCAGAAAATGTAAAACTAATTATAGAATGGAATATGTTTGGTGGTGAATTAATAAAAAGGATGGAAACAGTATTTCCTCAAAGAAATGAATTTGATGAAGAATCAATCGTTAAATTTAAACACAGAGTAGATGCTAAGATAAAACAATTTGGCCTTAAGGTAAAGAAAGACAATAAACCAATTTTTTGTCAAAATTTTAAAAAATACATTTCGCAAAATAAAATTCAAATATTTGATAAAGAAACTGTAAAAGAATCTTCTACATTTGGAAAGCTACCTAACGGTTCATATGCAGGGCAATTAGGTAATGATGATTTAATTATGACTTGTATAAACAGTTCAGAGTTCTTCACTACCTTAGATTTCTCTGATTTTGTTGAGGAGATTTATGATGTAATAGATCCAAGCATACAAATTAAAATTGAAGAAATTTTAGAAAAAGATTCAAAGGGTGGGAATCTGAATTTTGATATCTATGACTTAGTATAAAAAGTAGATACTTGGTAGATATATAAAAAAACTAATAAACAAAAAAAATATAATACAAGATGGCACTAGATCCAAAAATCGCTTCTCTTAAAGCTGCAGGTACATATCGTTTCGAATTTGACAAAAGTCAAGTAGTAAGTATTCCTGCAAATCAAACACGACTTATAGTCGGTTTCTCTAGGACAGGCCCGTTTAATACTCCTGTCTTTATTCCAGATACAGCTTTCTTTAAGCAAGTATATGGTGATATTGATAGAACCTTAGAAAGAAAAGATTCTTTTTTCCACAGAAGCTGCTTGACAGCATTGGAAAGAGGACCAATTCTTGCACTAAATTTACTTACATTAACTTCAACTGATTTAGTATATGCTAATAGGTTTGCAACATCGGCTACGCCAGATGTTCAACGTAACTTAGGATATCCTTCTGGAACAGACGGTTATGAATTCAGTAAGTTTTATAATACAGACAAATTCTGGTATCCAGATACTGATTCATTCTTAACTAACATGAACGCTAACACTAGCGTATTAGGTTCAGATAAAGTAAATGATTTCTTTGATATTGTTAATTTAGGACAAAATCCTATATCTGTAATTGCAAAAAAATCTGCACCTGGAAATGTTTTACCTTACCAAGTAACAGTTGAAGAATGGTATGGTTCTGCTAATGTACCAGGCTTTTTGGATAAAGATAGTTTAATATCTGACTTCTTTGTTGACGTCTTTGTGATAGACGGTAACTTTGGTGGTAAATTTGCAGATGTTGAACCTTATAAAAGATTTGAATCAGATCCAACATTCCAACAATATTTTAGTGCAACAGAAGGATTAAAAAGAAGAGTATTAGATAACGATGCTACTGATACAAAAATTGCACAATTTTTTAATGAACCGGAAGTAAACTTAGTTGCAACTTATACTGCATGTTTAATTCCTGATTTTGTAGATCTATTAGGTAATAACCTTTTCGTTGAAAAAGTTATTAATGCTGATACTGCATCGACTGGTTTATTCTGTACTGTAAATGAAGATTTATTTAGTGGAGATATACTTATTGATGGTGTTGCTGGTGGAATTGATCTAATAGGACATAATCTTGAATATACTCAAACTGCAAGTTCTCAAACTGATATTAATATGTTATCATATAGTGGAACAATCGTTTCTGATTTAGCTTATGCTAGAACGGTAGAAGCTGGAACTGTAGCGGCTGTTACGACTAGTACTATGACAACATCAATAATATCTGGTGGAACTGACGTACAAATAGTAGCAACAAATTCAAATGCTGCTAAAGATGCAATATTTACTGCAATGCAAACTATGACAGCAAATACTGCTACAACAGTAGGATCATTTATACAAGGAACAGTAGGGGCTACAACATTTTGGGTTCCAGTTACTTTAGTTACAGCAGCTGCCGCAGGTGGTACTGTTACAAGTATACAAGTTTCAGCAGTTGGAGGTATAACGCCAGCAATAATGTTAAAAGCAACATATACATTTGTAAATGAATCTGCAATTGACTTTATAGCTGATGAATTTCCATTAGCAAACGCAACAGCCGGTATTATAGGTGGTTACGGTTCTGCTCCATTAGCTGCATTTTCTATAGGAACATTAACCGATGGAGATGAAGCAGTTTACAATGTAGGTGGAGTTCAACAAACATCATTCTTAAGATTTGTTTCTACAACGTATGGTTTTATTCCAAGTGCTGTTCCAACAGGAACTCCTGCAGGAACGCCTTATGCAATATCTGATTCAGCTTATTTTCCATCTGCTGTAAGAATAATACCTTACCAAGATGCTGATTTTACAACTTTACAAGATCATGCTAATTTTACTTTAGATGGTGCAGGATTATTCCTAACATCTAAGGCAGTTGCAGTAGCAGCAAATACTTTAAACGTACAAACATTAAAAGGATCAAATAATTTAACAATAGCTATTTTAGGTGATTCTAATAAAGAAACTGCTATCTTACCTAATCAAGTTGTAATAGATTCAACAAACCCTCAAATTGCAAAAGTAATCGTAGGAAATTACTTAGTACATTCTGAAGGTAGTTCAACGGCGCCATCAAGATTAACAAGAATTAATTCTGTAAGAACAGCAACTCCTGCTGAATTTCCATTATCAATTCCTGCAGCTGGATCTGGTGTATTAGTAACAACTCAATCAGAGATTGATATTAATACTGTAAACTCTATATTATACGTGGAACTATATAGACCAATTGACAGATGGATAGATTTTTTAAATATCTTTGAATTACCTGGATATGCATATCCATTAACTAAATTACCAAATGGTACTAATTCAAGACAAAATGAAATATTAAGTCCAATTCTGTTAGGTACACAATTAGCTAACGCCTTAACTGATAGAGAAACTATTAACTTCCGTTATTTAGTAGATACATTCGGAAATGGTATAGAAGCAAATTGTAAATCTATATTTACTAAATTATGTGGAGCAAGGAAAAATGCATTTGCAATTGTTAATGCACCATCAGCAAAAGATTTTAGAACTAATACAAATCCAGTGTTTACAACAATAACTGGCCAACTATCTTCTAAGTTTATTGCAGAAGGTGGAGATCTTAGTAAAAACCCAACGATTAGATATTCGTTACCATCAGCAACAAGCGATGGTTCTTATGGTGGATATTATTATCCATTTGTAACAGTTAGAGATTTAGGTAAGAATATAAACGTACCTCCTGCTGCAAACGTATCTAATAATTTTATACTTAAATATGAAAACGCATTACCTTGGTCAATCGTGGCTGGTGTAAGACGTGGAGTTATTGGTGGAAATGGGGTTGTAGGTTTAGAAATAAATCTTGATACAACAGATCGTAACTTTTTGGAACCATTCGGATTAAATCCAATTGTATTCCAAAGTGGAACAGGACCAACTATATTTGCAAATAAAACTGCTCAACAGGTTCCAAAATCTGCTTTAAGTTCTATTAACGTTAGAGAGGTTGTAATTTATATCCAAGATGGTATAGATGCAATTCTTAAAAACTACTTATTTGAATTTAATACAGCTCAAACAAGATTAGAGATAAAAACATTAGCTGATAATTTCTTATCAACTGTTCAAAATGATGATGGAGTTTTTGATTATAGAAATATAATGGATGAAACTAATAATACACCAGAAGTTATTGATCAGAATGTAGGTATCCTAGATACATATATTGAACCAGTAAGAGGAATGGAAATTCTTGTACAAAGAACAACTATTCTAAGAACCGGTGCAATTAGTACAGGAAACTTCCAATAAGAGGTTAGTTAAGACGAATATATAAAAAAACAAAATAAATTATGCCGTTACCACATTATACCCAGTCAAGGGCCAGTAGCCAAAGGTACGAACCTATACAGGCGAACCTTTTTGAGGTAACTGTATTTTCACCATTAGGGGATGATACAGGACTTATCTTAGAGCAAGTAAACTCAATTGGAGGTTTAAATAACTTAAACCCATCGATTGATCCAGTAGGTCAAAAATATAAATTTGCCGATAGGTCATACGCAGGTATGCCAGGTCAAACTTTTGTTGATCTAGCTCTTAACTTCAGTCTTAACTTGAATGAAGCTAATGAAAACTATATCTATAATACATTCCGTAATTGGAGCAATATAATCTATGATCCATTAACTGGTGAAATGGGATTAAAGAAAGATTACGTAGGTAGTATGATAATTGTTCAATATAATAGAGCAGGAGATATTTTCAGAAAGATTACATTTAAAGATGTATTCCCAATTTTGCAAATGGATTTTGTGGATGAACTAAACTATACTACTCCAGACGCAGTTGATTTAACAATGACTTATCGTTGTGATCATTGGGTTGAAGAGAACGTAGGATCGTAATATAAATTAATTTAATATAAACTGGGATTGTTTTTATAGCTATCCCAGTTTTTTTACCTTCGCCTTAATATATAATATAAATTATATAATATAGAAACATGATTATCTATAAATTACAACAAGAAAAAACAAACAAAGTTTATATAGGTTATTCAGTAAATGATAACCCTAATAACTTTGGTACAGGAAAATACATTAAACGAGCAGTAAAGGATTTTGGAACTAGAGCATTTAAGCGAGAAGTTATGGAAGTCTTTAAAGCTGATGAATCGTTAAGTGATGTTTTAAAAAGAGTAGAGCATTGGATTAATAAATTTAAATCTGATAATCCTAAATATGGTTTTAATGAAACTGTACAGGAGCTTATTCCACAAAGAAAAAGATTAACTAAAAAATTGCAAGTATTATTAACTCCTAGTGATGAAGATAGTCTTAATGCAATTATTATACAAAAATCAATGGAAAATAGAATTAAACCTGTTGCCATTTCAAGATATGTTAGACAGTTAATAGTAGAGCATATAGTTGAAGAAACAACCACAGAGAAAAAATTAATAAAAAACAATTAAATAATGTCAGAGCACGAAGAAAATATTAAGAAGGAATTTGCAGCAGCTGAAGGTATACCAGTAGAAGCTACAGAAACTCCTAGAGATGTAGTTACAGGTTTAGGAAAGGTTGATGTTGCTAGACAAATGAATAAAGTTACTAATGATGATCCTGAAGTTCAGAGATTAAATGCAATGGTAGGTTATACTCGTTTGGATCTTAACAGCTTTCCGTCAAAAGGTAAATTTTATAGAGAAGATTTTGAAATTCATATTAGACCTGCAAAGGTTGCTGAGGTTAGAACCTTTTCTACAATTGATGAAAATAACCTAAAGGAAGTAGACGAAGGTTTAAATAACATTGTAGTATCATGTTCTAAAGTAACGTATGGTACGCAAAGAGGATCTTATAAGGATATTCTTGAAGAAGATAGAATTTATTTAATACTATCAATTAGAGAGTTAACCTTTAAAACTGGTGAGCAAACATTAATGATGCCAATAAGTAGAAAATCATGTAAGACTTCTAGTTGTAATTCTCAAGAATCTGTAGAATTAAGAACAGATAATTTACAGTTTAATTCTGTTGTAGAAAGATTTGAAAAATACTATGATGAAGCTGATAAATGTTATTCGGTTGCAACAAAAAATTATGGTATTATTAAAATGGCTCCACCGACAATAGGTGTAATGAGGGCGATAACTGATTATATCAGAGATAGAGAAGAGAAAAACCAAAGCTGGGATAAATCTACTCTAGCTATCTTACCTTATCTACAGAGAGAATGGAGAGGTTGGAATGAAAAAGATATATTCTCTAAGATTACATCTTTTCAAGGATGGGATGCTACAAAATATACAATTGTCTACAGATTAGCTGAAGATATGAAAGTCGGTGTTAAACCGGAGATGGTATTTCCATGTAAAAGCTGCGGTGAGGGGGTCACCGTTCCGCTAACGTTTCCCGGCGGTATCAAGGCTTTGTTCCTTATTCCAGATATCTCTACTGAACTTCTTTAAAGTTAGAGTATTATTATTAGAAAAGTTGCATCTCCAACCTTCAGAGTTGGATTTGCTTCCTTTCTATGAATATGAGTACACATTAGAAATCTATAATGACTTGTTGAAAGAGCGCAATAAGCAAGAGCAACAAAATACTAAAGACACCAACGATAAATACAATATGGATGGGATGGCTAGTAAATTTAAAACCCCTACAATGCCAAAAATCTCCATGCCTAAATTTTAAAAATAAAATCTAAATGGCTGTTGTAACTTTAAAAGACTTAATGGATCCTTTAACTAAGATCCAGGCTGCGACAGAATCTACCGCAGAATCATTAGACGCATTAACTGTAGCTGTTGCATCTACTGGCCAATCATCTGGTGGTGCAGTACAAACACAAATTCTAAAAGAATTAAAAATACAAACCGCGTTAATGAAAAAAGACTCTGGTGGTGGTCTTGCTGGTTTATTAGGCGGTAGTGGCGGTAAGGGTTCAAAAGGAATGGTTGATGGTGGTAATGCATTTAAAATGTTAGGTGCTGGTACTGTCGATATGGCTAAAGGTTTATTAATCTTTATGCTAGTTCCTGTAAAGACTATTAAGAAGTATAATGACTTTGTTAAAACTCAAATAGAGTTATGGTCTAAATCAGATCCAAAGAAAATGAATGCAGGTGCTAACGCTATGATGACTATAGGTGATTCAATTCTGAAATTCTCTAAAGCCTTAGCTCTATCTGCTCTTTTATTAATACCAGCTGCAATAGGTCTTCCATTATTATACATAGCTACTGCTTTAGTAGTTCCTCTATTCCTTTTACTAGGTATGGGTGAAAAACAAATAGCCAAAGGTTCAAAAGCATTGGATACGATAGGTGATGGTTTAAAATCATTTGCAGTAGGCTTAGCTTTATTTGCATTAACTACATTCTTTATTTTAATGGCACCTGCTATATTAGTAGGAATGGTTGCTTCATTAGTTTTAATAGGTGGTGCTGTTGCTTTATTAGGATTATTTGATAAACAGATATCAAACGGTTCTATTGCTTTAGCAATGATGGGAATAGGATTAGTTATATTTGGTTTAGGTTATGCTCTATTTGCATTCGCTGTTGCTAAGACAGCACCAACACCTGAAGCTATTGCGTTACAAGCAGGAGTCTTAGTAGGTATTGGTATAGTAACTGCTATTTTAGGTTCTGCGTTTAGTTTAATTATTCAAGGTGCAGCTTCATTAGCTTCTATGGGTTTAGGTTTATTAGTATTTGGAATAGGTTATATACCATTTGCACAGGCAACTAAAGATACTACATTAGAAGATATTGGTATACAGTCTGCATTATTAACAGCAATGGGATTATTGTTTGCTGCTGCCGGTTTTGGTGCAGTAGCTATTATACCAGGTGCAGCTGCATTTGCCGCTATAGGTGTTGCACTATTGGCACTTGCCCCAGGATTAACAGCAATTAAAAAGGTTGACTTTACTGAAGATGATGCTCTTAAATTAACTACTACATTAGCTGGTGTAAAAGCAGCATTTATAGGACCGCCTAGTGGAGGTGGTGTTGGTGGATTCTTTAGTTCTATTGGTGGAGCTTTAACTGGAGCAGTTGATTCTGTTAAAATGATAGCAGCAGCCGCAGGATTTGGTGCAGCAGGATTATCATTAATAGTATTATCAAAAGGTTTAAAAGCATATCAAAAATTAGGTTGGACTTCTGATGAAAGTTTACAATTAGCAACAGTATTATCAGGAATCAGTACAGCATTTGCGCAAGCAGGTGGTGAAGCTGCAACACCAACAGGTATATTTGGTTCAGTATTTGGAAATGCATTTAGTCCTAATGCCACTAAAAAAGGTATTAGTTCTGTAATGGATGCAGGTAAAGCATTAACTAATATAGCAGGAGGTTTAACTGAATTTCAAAAATTAGTAGATAGTAAAGTAGACTTTGTCGTATTAGGAGATGCTATAGCTAAAACAGTTGGATTTATACAAAGAGCATTTGCTGCCGTTGCTGAAGAAGGTAATGTTGATGCAGGTGGATTCTTTGGATCTTTATTTGGAATTAAAAAGAATAAGGTAGCTGAAGGTTTAGCTTCGGTACAAGGCGCAGGCTCGGCTTTAAAGGATATTGCAATTGGTTTAACTGAATTTCAAAAATTAGTTGACTCTGAAGTAGATTTTGATGTAGTTGGTGCTGCTATATCTAAATCAATTGGTTTTGTACAAGAAGCGTTTTCAGCTATTGCAACAGAAGGTAATGTAGAAGCTGGTGGTTTCTTTGGATCTTTGTTTGGAATTAAAAAGAATAAAGTACAAGAAGGTATACAATCAGTCCAAGGTGCAGGCGATGAATTAAGTAAAATAGCAGGAGGTTTAAGTACCTTTGCAGGTATTGAAAATCCAAAAGCAGTTGCTGGAAAGATTAAAGCCGTAATAGGTATGGTGGGTAACGCATTTGCTGCTGTTGGTGGAATGGAACAAAAAGATTCTGGTTTCTTTGGTTTAATTAGCTGGGATGAAAATTTAGTTGAAAAAGGTATTGATGCCGTTGATGGTGCAGGTGCTGCATTAACAGATATAGCCGGTGGACTTAAAGCATTTTCACAAGATGGATTAAAACCTGAAAAGGTTTCAAAATCAATTGGAAGATTATTAACTTCTATTGGAACTTCGTTTGCAACGTTATATGCATCAAATCCATTTATCTCTACGCAGTTAAGTGACTTTAAATCATTCATAGTAACATTAGGAGATGTAGCAGAAAAAGGATTATTAGATAAGGCGGCAGATGGTATTACTAAAATTGCAGATGCAATTAATAAAATAGATATTGAAAAGACAGTTGCCTTTGGTGATTTATTTAAATCTGGTTCCGAGTTACCTAGAAGAAGAGATGGTTATGTAGCTTTAGCAAGAGCAGTTGAAGAAATTAGAGATATAATGGCTGAATCTCCTAACACTGGAGGTGGCCTTAAAGGAGCAATAGGTCGAGGAATAGATTCATTAACAGGTAATACTTCAAAATCACCATCTAGTGATTCTGGTAGTGCTGACTTTAAAAAATTAAATACTACATTAATAGCATTGAATTCTACACTGAAACAATTACCTGTAAGTATAACTACTGGTATTTCAAACTTAGATACTGGACAAAACGGTTCTGTATATTCTTAATCACTAAATAAATAAACATGAATACTAAATACACCGCTACCTTTAAAATGGATAAAGGAGATATTACATTCCGTCTTTATGATGAAACTCCAATAAACACTGGAAATTTTATTGCTAAAGCAGAGGATGGTAAATATAATGGCCAAAGTTTTGATAGAGTTATACCAGGCTTCATGGTACAGCTAGGCCCAAAGAATAAAGAAGGTGATCTCCCTAATGGTGATTATCCATACTTATATGATGAATTAGAAATGCCTAGAAGAAAAAAGAATAATAACTTTCATGCTTATGGTGTTTTAAGTGCTGCTAATACTGGATCACCGCATACTGCAATGGGTGCATTCTTTATTTGTTTAAGCCGAAGAGGAACTCAACATTTAGACCCAGGTCATACAACATTTGGTCATGTCATTGATGGAATGGAATTAATTGAGCAGATTGCAGAAGGCGATACTGTTAATAATATAATTATTTCACTTACTTAACAATTTCTTAAAACTAACTTTAACTTTAGCTATATAAATTATATAACAGTTAAGGTAAAAAAGTATAGTATGAAGAAAAATATAGTTTGGTTTGATTTAGAAACCACAGGAATAAGTACATCATCAGATCGTATCATAGAGATATGCATGATTAAAACCGATTTTGACGGTAATGAGATTGAGACTTATAATCAATTAGTAAACCCAGGTAATGTAGAGATGAGAGCCGAAGCTGAAGAAAAGCATGGCATATCTTTAGAGATGTTAAAGGATAAACCTACCTTTGAAATGATAGCATCTGAAATAAACGATTTTATTGGTGATTGCAACTTAGGAGGGTATAATGCCTTATTCTTTGATGTACCATTCTTATGTGAGGAATTTATGAGATGTGGTATAGCATTTAATCATAGAGGTCGAGCAGTAATGGATCCTTTCCTTATTTATAGCAATTATGAAAAGAGAGATTTAACTAGTACTTACAAAAAGTATACTGGTAAAGATTTAGAAGGTGCGCATAGAGCTGAGGCTGATGTTAGAGCTACAATGGAAATATTTCAAAAACAAAGAGAAGTATACCAAATGGCTGATACTGCAGAAGAAATAGATAAGGAAGTAAATACTCGTAGAGCTGATCAGGTTGATTTAGGTGGTAAATTAAAATTTGCTGATGTAGACGGTAAAAGAACTATTGTATTTAATTTTGGTAAACATAAAGGAAAACCTTTTAGAGAAATATTTGAAAACGATTTTAACTATCTTACATGGATAATTGAAAAAGGCGAATTTTCTAAAGAGCTTAAGATTATATTAACTAAATTAATTGCTAAGTTTAAAGCTGAAGAAAATAAAAATATAGAAATGCCATATTAATCTTTCAGAAATAGAAAAGATTTGTTATTATTATAATATACTAAACATAAAGATAAGATGAATAGATTAGAAAATTCGAGTTTGGCTGAGAACCTTACTTTTCATAACCATGATTTTAAAGCAGCAATGGAAGATATAGAAAAAGTATGTGGCCCAGTAATGTACACAGATCCAGATGTTGATGAAAAGACTCAAAATGAATGGGAGATGATGACAGAGGATGGAACTCCATTTACTATCTACGACTTTAAAGAATATCGTGAATATGATAAAACTGAAAAGATTAGATGGCATATAGCATCAGGTAATAGATTTGGTTCAAAGAAAGGTTATGAGGAATTAAAAAGAGGATTTCATTTACATCCAAAAATTGAGTATAATATATAAAGATTATAATTACGTTCTTTGATTTATTGGGGGTGACCGGTTTTTGACAATTAGATTGAGATAAAAACTACAGTACTGGGTGATGACCTACATCAATCTTAGCCGACAACGCTGAGTTAGCAATGGCTGCCTAAGTAGGTAAGCAGTGCTCATCATATTATTAGTATGCTTGTAAATAATCGAGATGTAAAAGGAAGCAAGATGTGGTTTAGTAATGTACCCGTTAAACATTACAACCAATAGAGCCTTTATGATTTTGTGGCCATGGAACATCAAAATCTGATTTTGGAAGTTTAAAGAAACTTATCCTAAGCTGTAAGAAATGTTTTTAAGGATACTTATTGGACGTGGGTTCGAATCCCACCACCTCCACAATGCGAAAGTAGCTCAGTCGGTAGAGCATCAGTTTACCAAGCTGAGGGTCGCGGGTTCGAATCCCGTCTTTCGCTCAATATTATTAAAAAGGGGGATTAGCTCAGCTGGCTAGAGCGCCTGCCTTGCACGCAGGAGGTCAACGGTTCGACTCCGTTATTCTCCACAACAATTAAAATTAAATATATATAGATTATGAAGAAGTTTTTAAGTACATGGTATCCAATTATTATAGGATTTATAGCAATGCTATATTCAATAGGATTAGGATTATTTGGTTATACTGCCGAAGCGCAATATTCTGCTCATTGGTCAGGAACAATATTATTATTTGCAATTGCAATTAGACAAAGACGCGCATCATGAATATTGTAATGTTTATAGTAGGAGCAGTAATATTTACTAGCTACATTGTAGGTTTAGTGTGGAACATAGGTTACAGCGCTAAAAAAAGTAAAGAAGAAAATTATGGTTATTATTCCAGGCATAACCAACCTGAACAAGACGAATTAAAATAAATAAGTAATTATGAGTACGAATGATCAAAACCCTAGCAATGGCCAAAACAGTCAGGTAAACGACGCTAGAAATAACTTTAATCAAAAGGTTGATAAGTTAGCTATGTTAGGTAAAACAAAAAAGGTACAGTGGGATGCTAAAAGAAGACACCGTGCAATCTGATATGAAAGAAGATTACGATTATGTAATAAAGGCAGTAAGGAATAAAGATAATAAGCTTATTCATTACCCTTCACTAAAAAATCTTATATCTATTTTTAAAACCAAGTGGAGTTTAACAAGAAATAAAAATAGGCTAGATGTTTATTTGCATTCTCTTAATGTTAATCTTAAAAGATCCGTCAGGTAAACAAATAGTAAAATTGACTATATAAAAATAAAAATATGGCAGTAAGTATTGAAAAGAAATACCAAAAGTTAACAGATACAGAACATGTATTGTTAAGACCAGGTATGTATGTAGGTTCTATTAAGCCACATACCGAAGAAGTATTTTTACCTATGAAAGGTAAAGATCAATTTCAACTTACTGAAGTAACTTATAATCCTGGATTCCTTAAACTGTTTGATGAAATAGTTTCTAACTCTGTTGATGAACATAAAAGAAATACTAAGCTTAACAAAGTTAAAGTAGATATAGATATGTCTACTGGTTTAATTTCTATATGGGATAATGGAGGTATACCTGTAAAGATTCATAAAGAGTATGATGAGTGGGTACCAGAAATGATATTTTCTAATTTAAAGGCAGGTAGTAATTTTGATGATACTGAAGATAGAGTTGTTGTTGGAACAAACGGTGTAGGTAGTACATTAACAAATATATTCAGTAAAGAATTTATAATTGAAACTTGTGATGGGCAAAAACATTTTGCACAAACCTTTAAAAATAATATGTCTGAAAGGACTAAGGCAAAAATCACCAATAAGAAAACTGCATATACTAAAATAACATATCTTACTGATTTTGAAAGATTTGGTTTAAAAGGTATTAATAAGAATCATTATTTAATGATAACTAAAAGACTTATTGATATTGCTGCATGTAATCCAACTCTTAAAATATTTTTAAATGATAAACCGATTGCCTTTAAAACTTTTAAAGATTATGCAAGTCGTTATGTAACTCCAGTATTTTATGATCAATCAGAACATTGGAAAATTGGAATAGGTCATTCAAAAACTGGCTTTAAGGCAATATCATTTGTTAATTCTGTTGAAACTAAAGATGGTGGTACTCATGTTAATAATATAGACTGGCAAATTACATCTTATCTTAGAGATAAAATAAAAAGAAAATATCGCGTAGATGTAAAACCTTCTGAATTAAGACAGCATTTATATTTGTTTATTAATTGTACTGTTATTAATCCATCATTCTCTTCTCAAACTAAAGAAAAATTAATAACTCCACCAAAAGATTTTGGTACAAGTCATGTATTAAGTGAAAAGGTTTTAAGACAAGTTTTAAATTCTGAAATTATAGAATCTGTTTTAGATTGGATTAATCGAAAACAGGAAGCTGATGAAAGAGCAAAGCTTAGAAAATTAAATAAAGGTTTAGATAAAACTAAAGTTCTTAAATTAATAGATGCAAAGAAACGAGGTGATAGAGAAAAATGTACACTTGCAATATTTGAAGGTGATTCTGCATCATCTGCATTTAGAAGATACAGAGAACCACAATATCAAGGAGCATTCCCACTAAGAGGTAAATTTATTAATGTTAGAGAATTACCTGCATCTAAGGTTGTACAGAATAAAGAGGTACAATCAATGATGGCTGCTATGGGTTTAAAGATCGGTCATGAACCTAAAGATTTAAGGTATGGTAAAATACTTTTGTATACCGATGCTGATGTAGACGGTAACTCTATTGCAGCATTATTAATTAATTTCTTAGGTAAGTATTGGCCAGAATTATTTAGTGAAGGTAGGATCCTTAAAGTAGAAACACCTCTTATGGTTGCAAAGAAAGGTAAAGAATCATTAAACTTTTATTCTGATGATGATTATAAGGTATGGGAATCCAAACAAAGAAATCTTAATAGCTGGTCAATAGAATACAAAAAAGGTTTGGCCGCATTGGAAGATGCAGAGTATAAGGAGATCATTAGAAGCCCGAGAACATTCACACTTACAAAGGATAACGGATTTAACAATACTTTAGATATATGGTTCTCGAAAGATTCTACTCCTCGTAAAGGCAAGATATTAGGTGAAGAGATAATAATTAAAAACAATAAATCATTATTTTAGATGAAGAGCAATAGAACAGTAACATCCTTTTTTGATAAAGAATATTTAGAGTATGCAAGATACGTTGTAGAGAACAGAGCTATACCGAGTTGTATAGACGGTCTTAAGCCTACACAGAGAAAGGTTGTTTATATTGCAAATAAGATATGGAAAACAGGTAATGAAAAACCAATGAAGCTTTTTCAACTTGCAGGTAGGGTAGCAGCTGAGGCATTTTATCATCATGGTAATACTTCATTAGAATCTTCAATGGTTGGAATGGCACAAAAGTTTAAAAACTCATTACCATTATTAGAAGGTGTAGGTCAATTTGGTTCTTTAAGAAGTCCAGCTGCAGGTGCACCTCGTTACATAAGTGCAAAATTACATCCTAATTTTAGATTATTGTATCAGGATTTTGATTTATTAGAAAATAAAATAGAAGAAGGTGAAAAAATAGAACCTGCATTCTTTTTACCAATTGTACCAACTGTTATATTAAATGGAACATCTGGTATTGCTGTTGGTTTTGCTACTAATATTTTAAATAGAAATCCTAAAGATGTAGTAGATGCATGTATTGCTACTCTTAATAATAAAAGAATGAAAGTATTAGCACCTTGGATACAGGAATTTAAAGGTACCTTTACTAGAGATTTGGAAAATCCTAAAACCTGGAAGATAAAAGGAGAGTATAAAATTATTAATACAACAACAGTAAAGATAACTGCAATACCTCCAAATTATACTTATGAAAGATATGAAGAGATTTTAAATCTTTTAATGGAAAAAGGTGTAATTACAAGCTATGATGATAATTCTTCTGAAACAATTGAGTACATATTAAAATTTAAAAGGTCAATATTAAATGACTTAGTTTCAAAAGGTAAGTTAAATAATGCACTTAGGTTAAATACACAAGAAACTGAAAATTTAACAACGATAGATGAAAATGGCGAACTTAAGATATTTAATAAAGCTGAAGATATTGTACAGCATTTTGTAATTGTAAGATTAGCTTGGTACCAAACCAGAAAGGATTACCTAATAGATAAGACAGAAAAGCAATTAGCCTTAGTTACAAATAAAGCTAGATTTATTAATGATATAATAAAAGGTAAATTAAAAGTAAATAATGTACCTAAAGAAACCATCGTTACTTATCTTAAAACAAATAAGTATGATACTGTTAACGGATCTTATGATTATCTTTTATCAATGGCAATTCATTCATTAACAAAAGAGAGATATGAAAAGCTGTTATTAGAAAAGGCAAATTGTATTATTGAATTAAAAACTTTAAAGGGTACTGATCCTAAAGAAATGTACTTAACTGATCTTAAGAAATTAAAAGCATCAATTAAGTAAACTTTTTTAAAAAAAGACATATAAAAATAAATCCAATACTTATGAACACTTATAACTTTTCTATTAATAAAGATAAGAGACTATCATTGGAGGCTGAGTCTGAAGAAGCTGCATGGAAATGGTTAGCAAAGACTAAGAACCTTACAATAGAACAAGTAAAAAAACTTTATAAAATTAAATTAAATAAAAAATGATACAAGAACAATCATCAACTGTTGATTCATCAATGATCAACAAATACGTTTATAACTTTGCTACTAAATCGCTTAAGGTTGAATTTACAGGTGGAGCTTTATATGAATATGCTAATGTAGAACCTGAATTATATGATAACTTATGTAAAGCAGATTCTATTGGTAAATTCTTTAACGAACAAATTAAAAATAATTTTGAACATACACAACTACTAACAGATTAATATGAATAAAAATATAATTTACGACGCGCTTAAGGCACAATTTGAAGCACAAAGACAACTTGCATTAGCAACATTAACAATCTATATGACTAATCCTGTAGGTATAGGAGAACATCCTCAACATATAGAAGAAATGGAAAAGTTAACTAGATCGTTAGCAGAGGCTGATGATTGTTTAGAAACATTAAAAAGAAATTTTGAAATAGCAGAAGTAGGAGCGGATGAATAAAATTATATTAATAGGAAAGGCCGCTGCTGGAAAAGATCATATGAGAAAGGTTTTAGAAGGTAGAGGTTTTACATACGGTACATCATATACAACTAGACCTCCTAGAGAAGGGGAAATTGATGGCCAAGATTATTATTTTATATCTGAAAAAGATTTTAAAGCTTTTGCTGATAATAATTATTGGTATGAATATGTTGAATTTAATGGATGGTTTTATGGTACAAGCTATGAGCAATTCAAAACCACATGTAATCTATTTGTAATGACACCCAAAGGAGTTGCAGAAGTTAATCCTATTGATAGAAAAGATTGTACTATCATTTATTTAGATATACCTTTAGCAATCCGAAAGCAAAGATTACAACTAAGAGGTGATCTTAATGATAAGATAGAAAGAAGAATTACTGCTGATGAATTGGATTTTGATAATTTTACTGATTATGATATTGTAATAAACAATTCTAACTTTTAACTATATAAAAATAAAACAATGAGTAAATTTATTATAATAGAAGGTACTGATAATGTTGGCAAAGATACACAACAAGATTTAATTATTAAAAATATGAGTGATCATGTTTTTCATAAGCTTCATTATTCATCATTACCTTTTAAAGATGACAAAGAAAAACATGCAACTTATTCAAATAAGTTATATGAAACGATGTTTCAATTAATGATGAAATCAAAAGTTGGAAATTTAAAAGATGATTTAGATATTAATCTTATTTTTAATAGATCTCATTTAGGTGAGAGTGTTTATTCACCATTATATCGAGGTTACTCTGGTGATTTTGTTTTTGATATAGAAAAAAAATATACAAGGGCATTAAGAGAAGATCTTTATTTAATTACATTAACTAATGATCCACATACTATATTAAAAAGAGATGATGGTAAATCCTTTTATGGTAATGAAGAAGAAGTTAAAGCTGAGGTTGATGGATTTACAAGAGCTCATCGATTAAGTACTATTAAAAATAAGTTACATATTAATGTTGGTACAATGAGTGCAATAGAAGTTTCTCATATTATAACAGAATTTCTAAAACATAAAAATACAATAACAGGAGAAAGTAAACAATTAAACATGTTTAAGTAATGTCAAAAGCTGAAGATATAATGTATGATGCTCACTATGAAGGACTTAATAATGATGTCTTTGAGGAATCTAAAAAAATGAGAGCACTAGAACCACAATGGAAATATACAGAATATGGCGATTGTATAGAAGAAGCGTATAAAAGAGTCAAGGCTCGTAAAAATAAAAAGAATGAGAACATATAGAGGAGATACGTTTGCAGAAGTTTATGAAAAAGCATTAATAGATACTTTAGAGAATCCTGATTATACTTCTAAACCAAGAGGTATGGAAATTAAAGAAATTTGTAATGCAGCTTTAGTTATTGATGATCCTTATTTTCCACTTTATGAAAATGAAAAAAGAAGTAGCCAATTTAAATATATTGCTGGTGAAACTATATGGTATTTTACAGGAAGAAAGGATATTGATTTTATAAGTAAGTATTCTAAATTCTGGAAACAATTAGATAATGGTGATGGTACTGTAAATTCTGCTTATGGTAATCTTATATTTAACGAACCTCTTTCTGATGGTAGAAATCAATACCAATGGGCATTAGATTCTTTGATTGAAGATAAAGACTCAAGGCAATCAATTATTCATTTTAATAAACCATCACACCAATGGAAAGGTAATAAAGATTTTGTATGTACTCTTAATGGTATATTTCAAATCAGAGATAATAGATTAAACTTTACAGTTGATATGAGATCTAATGATTTAGTATTAGGTACAGCAACTGATGTAGCATTCTTTTGTTTATTACAACAGCAAATGTTAAAACATTTAAGATTAACTTATCCTGATTTAAAAATGGGTTCTTATACTCATATCGTTCATTCTTTACATATTTATGAAAGACATTTTAATTTAGTAAAAGAAATGTTAACTACACCCTTTTCTCATATGTCTTATCCACCTTTAAATAAAAATCTAATTACCATAAAAGGCCATCCTACTGATAATTTAAATCTTTTAGAATTAGATATTAATTTAGGTTCCCATAATGTTAATGCAGATGCAATAGATGATTCATTATTTAAATGGTTAGCACTTAACAGTAGAGGCAACGATATATAATAAAATAAATCTTCGTGTTGAAATATCTAAAACTTTTTGAACAATTCTTATTAGAGAAAAAACCTAAAGGAGCACCAGAGTGGCATGACTCTGATGCACCAGATGCTGAAGGTAGATTTAAAGATCTTTCTATTAAGGATTTGGCCGCATGGTTAATTAAAACTAGAAATAAAGATTTAAGAAAAATAACTGGATCTTTAAATCAACAGGTAGTTTTTAATAAGAAGAGTGATCCTAAGTATGCTGAAAAGATGGAAAAAACCAGAAAAGCAGTATATAGACAATTAGGTAGAGAAGATTTACTAAAGGAATCAGCAGCAAATGATTCGGCATTAAAAAAAGTTTATCTTGCAACTAAAAGAAGCAGTGGACAAAGATGGTGGAGTTATAAAGGTTTTGCTGGTGATAAATACTTTACTCAAATTACAGAGAATAATATAGATAAGCTTGATATTAATCCTGATTATCCTATATTAAATTACCAAAGTGATATTGTTAATCAATTATTAAAAGAAGGTAGGATTAAAGAAGAAAATATTTATAATCATCCTAAAGATATTAAATTATCTGGTTCTAAAAAGGAATTTCATAAATTAGTTGAAGGTGATGATGCAATACCTAAAACAGTATTTAGTAAAAATGAAGCATTAAGCAATTTAAAGTTTCCTATTATTGCTAAACCATCAGAAGGTCATTCAGGAATGGGTATTCAAATATTTGATAAACCAGAATTATTGGAAGATGCTGATGAAAAGATCTTTGATACATATTCAGAGTTTGTTGATAAAGCCGAAGAACATCGTTTTATGAATTTTAATGGTAAGCCTATCTTTTGGATGGCAAGAACACCAGATAATGAAAAGGCTAAAACTGGTAAAGGTGGAGCTAATGAAGAAATGTCATTTCAATATGAAAGAAGAGATATAAAAGATTTACCTAAGGATTATGCTAAAGTATTAGAAAGATTTTCCAAGATATATGAAAAGTTTCCTTTTATATGTTTTGATGTAATGAAAAGTAAAGATGGAAAAGTTTATGTTATTGAATCAAATGCTCAACCAGGCGTTCCTTTTGATAGTACAGTAGAAATGTACAAAGGTATTTATGAAGACTTTTATAAAAAACCTATTGATTCTCAGTCAATGAAAGAATTAAATAATTATTCAAAAGAGCTAATTGCTAAGACTTTAGCTAAAGATAAGAAAAGATTTTCATAATATTTGAAAAAAGTTCTTAAAAAGTTTTCAGATCCCAATTAAATTGTTTATATTTATACTGTATTATATGAAACAATACACTGTAAACTAATTATATGAATAAAGAAATACCAAAAGATTTTTATATTACATCCGATACATGGTTTGGTAGACCACAGATTCTTCAGATTGCAAACAGACCGTTTGATAATGTAGAAGATATGAATTCTGCTTTAATTAAAAATTGGAATAAAAAAGTAAAGAAAAAAGATGTGGTATTTCATTTAGGAAATTTTGCATGGGATCCAACAACTGCTCGTAAGGTACTTAAAAAATTAAATGGTAGAATCTATTTTTTAAAAGGTAGCCAAGATGAAGCATTGGAAGAAATCATAGATGAATTTCCTAAGGCAGAATTTATGAAGAAATCAATTGTTGAATTAATTGATTTTGATAGTATTATTTGTCATTATCCATTAGCGGTATGGAATGGCAAAGATTCTGGAACTATTCATATGCATGGTCATACAGTATTCTCTCATAAAACCAATCTTACAATTGAAAGTAGATTTAACGTATGTACTGACTTTTGGGGATATTCACCAGTAAATTACCTAACTTTAAAAGATTTTATAAATGGCTAAAAAAACAAAAAAGACGTACAAAGAACTTGCATTAGAGTTTAAAAAGACAAGAAAAGAAAGTGTTTATAATGAACTATATGCTAAGATGAGACCAGGCTTAAGATCATATGTAAATAATATTGTAAAAGATCCTAATGTTACTGAAGATATTGTATCTACAACTTTAACTACAGTGTATTTAAAAATTGATCAATATAATGAAGATTATCAAATTACAACGTGGGCATATCGTATTGCTTATAATGAATGCATAGGTTGGATTAGATATAGAAATAGAAAAGTAAGTATGAATGCATTTACTGATAAAGGTATTGATCCACCAACATTTTTATTACCTAACGCAGAACCTAATAATGGAATGCCGTGGTCTACTGAAGATGATTACTGGGCAGCTGAACATCTTTTAGTTGAAAAGGTAAGATTAACAACAGAAGCAATAAAGGCTTTACCTCCAATGTATAAAAGATTTATGGAAGAAAGATTCTTAAATAAAAAATCTTATAATGATATTTTAGACATTATGTCTGATAGCGAAAAAGGCATAAACTTACAAACTGTTAAGAACAGGATTTTTAGAGGAAGGAAAATAGTCAGAAAACAACTAGAAAGTATGAAAGTATTTTCAGAAGCATAAATACATAACTAACAAACAAAACCATGTACATATTAAAATTATATAAAGAATTAGTAATCTGGAATAAAATTAAAAAGATTGCTAAAGGAGCCCAGGTAAAACTTTTAGAAAAAGGGTTCCGAGTTGATTGGGTAGGTAGAATCTATACTGTTATTAATTTACCAGAAGAAGTAGCAAATACTCCAGTCTCTCAAGAAGGATACGTGTTAATGCAATTAAGAGAACATGATAAATTATTCTTAGAATTAGGAATAGCTGATTATGTATCACCAGAATTTGAACCTATACCAGATTCAGATTCATTTCTTTTAGTATTATCTCCTGACAGAGAATATTTTAAAACATGGCCATTAATTATATCTTTAACAAAGACATTAATACTGGTATTTCTTTTAAGAATTGCCTATGTATTTGTAGAATCTTACAGTGAAAAAATATCAGAAATATGGAACGAGATGATAACCCTAGTATTTTAAATAATGTTAACAAAATTGAAAATAAATTAAAAGAATTAGAAAAAGAAAAAGAAATTATTCAAACAAGCTGTGGTCATAAAGAAGGAGTGATCATAAACTTTAATGGAGACAAATCTATTAAAAGATATTGTTCAGTATGCAAGAGAGATTTAGGTTATGCAACGAAAGAAGAAGAACAGGATTTTTTAGAGCCGAAAGGCTAACAACATACATAGGAAATAGTTTTCTATGTTAGGGAATAATTCCCGAATATTAAATAATAATAAAAAAAATTTTAAAAGATGAATAAATTAATTTTAAGTTTAGCATTAGTAGTTGGAATGGTATTATCCACAACAGCTCAAAATGTAAAAGGAGACTGGTATGTAGGTACAGGAGACGTTGCAAACGTTGCTTGGACTGATTTGTCAGTAGAACCAACTTTAGGATACGCAGTATCTAATAAAGTAATGGTTGGATTAGCTGTATCACAAGCTGACTCTTCTCAAGATTTAGCAATTGATATACATGCTAGATATTTTATGACAGTAGCAGGACAAGATATTTTCTTGTATGCAGCTATGCCAGAATTTGATACTGATAACCTTTCATTAGGTTTAGGTAAAATGTTCACAGTTCATAAAGGAATATTTGTAGAACCAAAACTTGTTTATCACTCAGGTGAAAAAACAACAAACATGATGTTAGGTTTCGGAATGAAATTCTAATAACATATTACTTATTAAAACCGGTAGCTTAATTGTTACCGGTTTTTTTGTCTTAAACTTTATTACATTTTTACATATAATAATAAACAGATTATGTCTACAGAACAATCATTAGCAACAACTGAAACAATAAATGGTAAAAGATACTATAATATTGGATTAGGTAAAAAATATCCATCAGTAACAACAATTTTAGGTGCAATGACTGATAAGTCTGGTATTGATGCAT